GCTTATGGCTTCGGGTTGATCCACATTATCGGTGGCTACGCCACAGCGGGCACTATGCTGATCCGTCAGTTGGTGGATGCAGGTTCGCTATCTAATCTTCCCGGTGGGTTAAAGGCTCGTGGTCTGCGGATCAAAGGCGATGACACACCCATCGCTCCGGGTGAATGGCGAGATGTCGATGTGCCGGGGGGTGCGATTAGAGACAACATTCTGCCACTTCCTTATAAAGAACCCAGTCAGGTTCTCCTCGCCTTACTAAACCAAATCACCGAAGAAGCGCGAAGGCTCAGTGGTATGGCTGATATGAAGATCAGCGATATGTCGAGTCAGGCTCCGGTGGGTACGACGCTGGCATTGCTTGAGCGGCAGTTAAAAACAATGGGTGCTGTACAGGCTCGCATCCATGCCGCGATGAAAGAAGAGTTCAAGCTCTTAAAAGAAATTATCAGAGAGTACACCTCACCTGATTACAGCTATGTACCGCAAGATGGCACACCACAGGTTAAGGCTGAGGACTACGACATCGTAGAAGTTATTCCTGTGTCTGATCCCAACGCCTCGACGATGGCCCAGCGGGTTGTGCAGTATCAAGCCGCTTTACAACTAGCCCAAGGTGCGCCTCAGTTATATGACTTACCGCGTCTGCATAGGCAGATGTTGGATGTGTTGGGTATTCCTAACGCTGACAAACTTGTACCACTGCCTGATGATCAGAAGCCTAAAGATCCGGTGACTGAGAATATGAACTCGCTTAAAGGTGTGCCGCTCAAGGCGTTTATTTATCAGGATCATCAAGCGCATATCACAACACATATGTCGTTTATACAAGATCCCAAGATTGCACAGATGGTTGGGCAAAGCCCTATGGCGCAGCAGATGCAGGCTGCAATGATGGCTCACGTTGCTGAACATTTAGGCTATCAATACCGTCAAGAAATTGAACAGCGCGTTGGTGCACCGTTGCCTGGGCCAGAGCAAAACATATCTGAAGCTGAAGAATTAGCTATGGCTAAGTACGTAGCAGAAGCAGCTCAACAAGTGCTCCAGATCCATCAAGCTCAAGCTGCACAGCAACAGTCCCAACAGATGGCAGCAGATCCGCTGGTTCAGATGCAACAGCAAGAGCTTCAGATCAAAGGTATGGAGCAGCAACGCAAAGCTGCTAAGGATCAAGCTGACGTTGCGCTGGCTCAGGGTAGGCTACAGAACGAGCGTGAGCGGATCGCTCTTGAGGCTCAGAAGGAAAACATCCGACTGCAAAGCCAAGATAAGCGCGAGGATAAAAAGATCCAAGCTGACATCCTTAAATCTGTGATGAAACGAGGTGGTTAATGGCTCATGAGCGGCAAATGCTAGATCACTTATTTAACAAACTCAAAGAACGAGAGCGGGAAGTAAGTGACGCAATGGCTGAAGGAAACTGTAAAGACTTTGCTGAATATAAGAATTTGTGCGGCGTAATCCAAGGTCTGCGCCGTGCAAGGATGGAAGTACAAGACCTTGTGCAACGATATGAGGAATTTGAAAATGACTGATGCAGCTCAAGCTGTGATTGAAGATGTTCAGCAAAAAGCCAAGCAATTGCCGATTGTTAAAGGGTATAAGATTCTTTGTACCTTACCTAACATCGAGAATAAGTTTGATAGTGGGATTATTAAGGCAGACGCTACCGTCAAGTTTGAAGAGTTACTGAGTAACGTGCTCTTCGTTGTAGCACTTGGTGATATGGCATATGCCGACCAGAACCGATTCCCCACGGGGCCGTGGTGTAAACCAGGGGATTTTATTATTACCCGTGCCAACACCGGCACTCGCATCAAGATTCACGACCGCGAGTTTCGGATTATTAACGATGATTCCGTTGAAGCTGTGGTGGAAGACCCCCGTGGCATTCAACGTGCGTGAGGTGATATATGGCAGATTTTGAAAAGGTGGAATATAAATTCCCAGACGAACGTGAGCCTGAAAAGAAGGCTAAAGGCGACGTTGAGTTTGAAATAGAGGTTGTAGATGACACGCCCCCGCAAGATAAAGGGCGTAAACCGCTTGAAGAGCCTGTCAATGAAGTAACTGACGATGAGCTATCTAAGTACGATGAAGGTGTTCAGAAGCGAATCAAAAAGTTGTCGCACGGATACCACGATGAACGTCGTGCTAAAGAGGCAGCTTTACGGGAACGTGAAGAGGCGTTGAAGTTTGCCCAACAGATTATTGAAGAGAATAAACGGCTTCAAAAGAATCTTGGCACTAACGAAACTCTTTTGGTTGGTTCTGTTAAACAGGCTGTAGAGCTTGAGTTAGATAAAGCCCGCAAGAAATATAAAGAAGCTTATGATGCTGGCGATGCAGATCAAATTGTTGCGGCTCAAGAAGAATTAACCGCAGCAAAATTAAAGCTTGACAGGGTTAGTAATTTTAAACCCACCCCTTTACAAGAACGTGAAGTTCCTGTAAATATGCAACCACAACTCGCCCCAGCGCCTCAAGTAGATTCTAAAGCACTTGCGTGGCAACGCCAAAATCAGTGGTTTGGAACCGATGAGGAAATGACCAGCTTTGCTCTGGGGCTGCATGAGAAATTGGTCAAAAATGGCGTTGATCCGACTTCAGATGATTATTATGAACGGCTCAACGGTAGATTACGGCAGGTATTCCCCGAAAACTTTTCTGATGGTGTAGAGAAGCAGGAGGAAAAACCGAAACGGACGAGCAGTAATGTTGTAGCCCCGGCTAGCAGAAACGTTGCACCCAAGAAAATCACGTTGACGCAGACTCAGGTTGCACTAGCTAAGAAGTTACGTATCCCTCTTGAAGCATATGCCCGAAAAGTGGCGGAAGGAATGACAAATGGCTGATACTAAAACAGTTGAAAATCGCTTAAACCGCGAATTAGGTACACGCGCTAAAGATGAGCGTCCTCGTAGCTGGGCACCGCCCACGCTGCTGCCTGACCCCACACCTGAAGCTGGATATACCTATCGCTGGATTCGTGTCAGTACGTTGGGTCAAGCTGATCCACGCAATGTGTCATCCAAAATCCGTGAAGGTTGGGAGCCTGTTCGCGCAGAAGACCATCCCGAAATCTCGATGTATCTTGATAATGACAATGCTCGTTTTAAAGATAATGTCGTGGTGGGTGGATTGTTACTGTGCAAAACGCCAACAGAGATGGTTGATCAACGGAATGCTTATTATCAACAGCAAGCCGAAGCTCAAATCCGATCTGTTGACAATCACTTCATGCGCGAGAATGACCCAAGGATGCCTCTGTTTTCAGAGCGCAAAACCACGGTTTCATTTGGGCGCGGTAATCAACAATCGTAGGAGTTAATCCAAAATGGCTTACCCGACTATCGACGCCCCCTACGGGCTAAAGCCGATCAATTTGATCGGTGGTCAGGTGTTTGCCGGGGCAACTCGCCAGCGTCGTATTGCTACTAGCTACACGACGAATATTTTTTACGGCGATCCCGTCAAACTCGTGGCTGATGGCACTATCGAACGTGCAACTAATACCTCTGACGCACCTAATGAAGGTTTTGCTGGGGTGTTTCTTGGTTGCCAATACGTCAGTGCAGCAACTAAGCAGCCAACTTTTTCGCAGTATTGGCCCGGAGTTACTGTAGCTTCCAACTCAGTAATCCTTGCTTTTATCTGTGATGATCCTGATCAACTTTTCCAAGTTGTTGGTTGTTCTTCTGGAACAACGGTTGATTACACAACTTCTGCTTTCCAATACACCGCTATTGGTAGTAATGTTGCGTTGATCAACAACTACAACACGAGTTACTCCGATACTGGAGATTCTCGCCAAGCCGTAAACACTGGCTCGGAAACTACAACCAAAACTTTACCTTTGCGTATTGTTGACGTTGTGCCCGATACAGCGTTTGTTATTAGTAGCACGACCTACTTCCCTGAAGTCATCGTTAAGTGGAATATGCCTAACGTTGATGGCGACGGAGTACCGCAAGGTGGTCATGCTTACTACAACCCGCTCGGTCACGCAGCGTAAGGAAGGGAGTAAGAAATGGCTATTTCACGCGCACAACTATTGAAAGAGCTGCTCCCTGGTCTGAACGCACTGTTTGGTCTGGAGTATGCAAAGTATGGCGAAGAGCACAAGGAAATCTACGAAACAGAGACTTCCGAGCGTTCTTTCGAGGAAGAAACCAAGCTGTCAGGATTTAGCGCAGCCCCTGTGAAAAACGAGGGTTCTGCAATAAGTTATGACAACGCGCAAGAAGCTTGGACTGCTCGCTATACGCACGAAACCATTGCACTTGGGTTCTCGATCACTGAAGAAGCGATTGAGGATAACCTGTACGACAGCTTGTCTGCTCGTTACACCAAGGCACTTGCTCGTGCGATGTACTACACCAAAGAGGTGAAGGCAGCAGCAGTTCTGAACAACGGCTTTAGTTCGGCAGTTACTTATGGTGACGGTCAGCCTTTGTTCTCGACTTCGCATCCGCTGGTTTCTGGTGGTGTTAACAGCAACCGCCCCGCAACTAACTCGGATCTCAACGAAACCTCGTTGGAAAATGCAGTGATTCAAATCGCTGCGTGGACTGATGAACGTGGGTTGTTGATCGCTGCAAAGCCCCGCAAGTTGGTTGTTCCTCCGAACCTCATGTTTACGGCAACTCGTTTGCTGCAAACCGAGCTTCGTGTGGCTACTGCTGACAACGACGTTAACGCACTGAAGATGATGGGTTCCATCCCTGAAGGCTATACGGTCAACCACTATTTGACCGATACCAACGCATGGTTCCTGACTACCGATGTGCCTAACGGCCTGAAACATTTTGTTCGCACACCGATGCAGAACTCAATGGATGGAGACTTCGACACTGGAAACGTACGGTACAAAGCCCGTGAGCGTTACAGCTTCGGTGTTTCTGATCCGCTTGGGATCTTCGGTAGCCCTGGCGCTTGATGTAAATCAAGCACTTAGCGCAGAGAACCCCGCTTCGGCGGGGTTTTTTGTTTCTTGTGGGGGTTATGGTACATTACCTGTTACTAAGTCACAGGAGAAAAAATGGATACCACAACCCTACCCAAAACTCGTAAAGAAGCCCAAGACATTGGGGCGAAGTATTACTTCACAGGAGAACCCTGCAAGCATGGGCACATAGCTCCTCGTAAAACAAAAGGCGCTTGTGTTGAGTGCCTAAAGGTTGAATGGCAACAAGCAGCAGAAAAACGTGCAGATTATTTCCGAGAGTACAACAAACGGGAGGATGTCAAAGATCGTAAGAATGAATGGTATGAAGCTAATCGAGAGCAAGTTATTCAAGCTGCTGCTACACGCCCGCTAGAAGTTAAGCGGGTATATCAAAAGGCGTGGAAAGAACGTAACACGGTTTGGGTTCGTGCAGACACCAAAGCTAGAAGAAGAAAACATAGACTAGCCACTCCTAAATGGTTAACACGCGAACAAAAGGGGCAAATTAGAGAGTTGTACAAGATAGCTATCACAATGACTAAAACTACTGGAGAGCAGTATGTTGGCGATCATATCGTTCCTTTACGTTCTGAATTTGTATGTGGTTTGCATGTACCTTGGAACCTTCGAGTTATTCCTCGTCAGGAGAATTTACTGAAGTCTAATAAGCTTATTGACACGCCCCCCACAACCTGATACAACGTAGTTATTCCGGGGTTAGCTCCGGTGTATTGGACAGTCCCGGCTGACGACATGCAGACTAATACACCGACATCGCATGTGAGGACAATATGGCTCGCACCACGTTCCAAGGACCGGTCCGCTCTCTTGGCGGCATCTACCAGCAGGGTCCGTCTACTATTGTAGAAATTACTTCTAGTACCACACTTACGCCCGTAGATCACGGCGGCAGAATCATTTCTGTTGGTGGTTCTATTGCTGCTAATGTGCAGTTAACACTGCCTACGATTAATACTTCGGCAAACGCTTCTTCGTCTGGTCCAGGCAATGATCCCAACACTTTGAACAATGAAGGTGTTGTTTATACGATCTGGGTTCCAACCACCATCTCCACGTCTTCGCTGAAGATCGCTACGGATGGCACAGATCGTTTTGTCGGGTCAATCCTTTCTGTTGATACGGATTCTTCTGGCGCTATGGCTGGATTCACGGCTGGTGCAAACGATGACTTCATCAACCTGAACGGCACGACGACAGGTGGTGTTGCAGGTACGTGGGTTCAGATTGTTGCGGTAGCA